ATCACTGTCGATGGGTTCACCTTGCCACTGCGTTTGCTCTTCATTTAAATCCCCGTCTGCATATTGTTTAATGTGTACAAATTCATGTGCTAATGTTTTTAAGATTTCTTTACCTGAGATATAAGGATGGAGTTCAATTAAGAATTCTCTTGCTGCTCCTTTGGTGTTCCTTTTTTCAACGTTAGTATATCCAAAAGCATCCAAATGCTTATTGAACTTAACAGTAACAACAATATGCCTGAGGAGCTGCTTAGGGAATAACTGCTCAGCATAGAATTGAGAAGCTCGTTGAACATATTCGTTAAACCTTTCGTCAGAATGTCCGTGGTTGTTTAGTAGTAATATCATAAATTTCCTTTAAAATACTTATTATAAAATTCAATAAGCTCTCCACTTTCTAAAGTAAAAGAATTATTACCAGTTCTTTTATCAGCAGTTAATCTCCATATTAAATCAAGGTCTTTAAAATAAATATCACAATGTTTAATATATTTTATTTCATCTATTTTATATTCATTACACGCAATAAAAAAAGACATTGCCATTGCCCAAAGCATAAATATTAAAATAAAACTAAAAAAGATAATTGCAAAATAATCAATAAAGTTCATTTAGTCCATCCTTGGAGGCTGCCAGATTTCTCCGACGGTTCTTCTAAGCCAAAGCAGTCTTGCGTTCTCAGTAACTCGTTCTTCTGAGCCACCGTAAGCTTCGACACAAGCAGTATACATTTCTGCTGCACTTGTACATCCGTTGAGGATTTTGTCAGCCTTAACAGGGCCGATGCCTTTGAGACCAATGATGTTATCAACTCTGTCACCTGTAAGTACCTGTCTATAAAAGTTGAGCAATGCTTCTTTTTCGTTTACTTCTGTCATTTCTTTCTTAACAAAGTTCCAATGCTTACCTTTAAGCTGTAAGAAATCTTTGTCAATACTAGCGATGATTGTTTCGTAATTGTTTTCTACATGAGCTATCGCAATCTCATCATCTGCTTCTTGCCCGATGGAGATTTTGAAGTCCCAAGCTGAGACAAGATAATCTCGAATGAGCTGGAGATGCTTAGGCTTAGGGGCACTGCGATTGCCTTTATATGGAGCAGTAATGGCGATTTCATTTCTAAAATTATCCTTGCCAGTTAAGTAGCCCTGGTAGGACTCAGCTTGCAAGTCCTCCCAGAGCATTGTCTCAATAAAAGTCGCACAACGAGAAAGCACAATCTTCTCATTCTCCTCTTCGGTAGAGAAGCCTATGCGATACCCAATAATGTCGCCATCTATTAAGACATGTGCCATTACAGTACGTCGTCCAGTTCTTCTACAGGAGTTGGGTTATATTCAACCAATTCCTGAATAGTAATACTTTGGATTTGAGCACCATAACCAGGCACGTTCTTGTACTTGTAAGCTTTCAACTTCACTGTAGCTTTAGTACCGTTACCAATCTTCTTAGTCTTGTCAAACTCAGTACCATCTTTGTTAAATACATTGAAGGCATACTGGCTCTTGCAAGTAATCAAATGACCTTCGTTAGGGCGTTTAACTTCATCCTTGCGAGGAGATAGATTGATTGCTTTCAATTCCTCTACAGCCTTTGCTGATAAGTTAGCTAAGTTCACTGTACATACTGGAGGTTTATCTGGAGCAAAACGACTCTTCATTGGGTCAAACAAGATAGGCCAATATAACTCTGCTGCTACTGTAATTGTACTCATAGTACCTTCCTTTAATTTGGTTAGTTGTTTACTACTTTACTATTATAACACATTTAATGACTACCTGCCCAGTTTTCTGCTACTCCATATTCAGCCCCGACTGGACAACGGAACTTCAATATCTCTCCTGCTTCTTTGGCTGATTCTACCACAAGCTTACCGACTGTGTCCCCATATTGCTCTGGAGTCTCAATCTGAACTTCGTCGTGAATCCATGCCACTAGCTTATAAGGTATCTTTTCTGCTGTCAAGTTCTTTTTGATTTGAACAAGCCACTGCTTAGCGATGATAGCCCCTGCACTTTGTAGTAACGTGTTGAGCGACGAATGAGCCGACCTGACCTTAAGTTGATAACCATGAAGCCCAGGTAGTGTTCCCTTTTCAGCAAGGCGTTCAACTTTGGATTTAAGCCTCGCATACGCTGGAATTGCTTTACTGAAGCTATTGATAATGTTGGCTCCTTGCTTCGCAGTGCCACCAATAACTGTACCAATCTTGGTAGGTGAGGCTCCGTACAAAGTTGCGTAAAGGACAGTCTTCGCAAGGTCTCTGGTCTCAACCCCGAAAGCTTGCTGATTTCTCGTGTGGACATCACCGTTGACCGTCTCATTTATGTACTCCAAGTCATTAAGGTAATGAGCAAAACAACGCAATTCAATCCCAGACAAATCAATACCAACGAGGACATTGCCCTTATCAACCGTCCAACACGAACGGAACTCTTTACCCAGAGTAGCTCGCACTGCTGGCACTTGAGCCATATTAGGGCTACTATGGGTAGCTCTGCCAGTAACAGCACCAAAACCAATAACTTTACCATGAACTCTTCCGTCCTTTCCTAGTTTTTCTAACCATGAATCTAATTGTGAGGCTCTCTTTTGTAACATTAAATATCTTGCAATAGGCTTTGCTTCTGGAATCGACACTTCACTAAGTATCGTTTCATCGACAATAATCTGTCCCTTCTCTGTAGTCTTTGTAGGATTCCATCCCTTAGAAATAAGACGCTTTGCAATCTGTTGACGGGAACCGACGTTGAAGACTTCCACATCATCTTTAAGTCTCTTTCCAGTTTTCTCAGAAGTACGTTCTGTAACAATCGGAGGGAAAATCTTTTGCAAGGCTTCTTCAATCTCTGCCATCTCGGTTTTAATCTCACAGAGCAACGTCTGTGCATAGGGTACGTCCAGCTTGAATCCATTACGTTCCATCTCCGATAAAATTACTTGTACATCATATTCTAACTTTACAGCTTCAGGGCTAATCTTGTTCTGTTCTATCTCTGCTATTAACATATCATATACTTTAGATGTAAGTTCTACATCTCGTATGCAATACGTTACCATCTCATCTGTCAAACCACCGTCGAAGTCTTCAAAGTCTATCTTATTGTAACCAAGCATTAAACCCCAGTTACCTAGACTATGACCACCATCACGACTAGCGTCAGACAGCCGACTAAGAAGCAAAGTATCGTGAAGCTGAGATTTCCTAATCTTGGTGAGCCACAGCCGATTAAGAAGAAAAGCGTCAAAACTAATAATATTGTGACCAACAATGTGTGTCGCATCTTGTAAATACTCCTTTAATCCTTCTGGTGTTGTCCATGTCTTAATCTCTCCAGTCTCACGATGTAGAGTAACACAGCACCAAATAACAGTATGGGCTAGGTTTGTTTCTATGTCGAGGACTACAGTTTTTAGAAGCATTGAATAAGTGTTCCGTTTCTTACGCAAGTAACTACTGTACCATCAGACTGTACAATCGTTGTAGTTTCTGCTTGTGCTAGTGTTACTAGACAAAACAAAATAATGATAGTAACTATTTTCATTCTTTAACTCCTATAATCCCACCGCTAATTCGGTAAGGATAGTCTCGTTTACGGTAAAAGCAATATTCTATTCCATCTTTAACAGTATAGAAAGAAACACTGCTCAGTGTATCATAACATTTAGTATCATAAATCTTTACTACTTCTTCTGCTGTTAAGGTAACTGTAACACCTAACACAAAACAAGCCAAGTGTTTTACATACCTATTCATTAAAACGTCCAAGTCTTGTTAACAACTACACGCTTCTCATCACTAGCAATGTCAATCTTTATTTCTAAATCACTAGGAGGAATCTTCTTATCTTTATTAAAGATTTCATCCCAGCTTTTATCAAACTGTTCTTGATTCAATACAGGACGTTTCTTATCGCCTTTGCCGACATCTCTCATTTTTCTTGTGCCTTTCTATTAAAGACTTCTTTAACAGGATTTTCTTTATTAAAGTTTGCTTGAGCAGCTTGGTAGCCAGCCTCAAAGCCTCCAGCGTGTGCCATAGCTTCGTAGTGGCTTGCCTTTTCCATCATGTGCTCCAATTGCTCAATACGCATTCTTTGCTCGGCGTGGCGTAGTTCGTACTTGGTTATCTTTTCATACAACAAATCAATCAGTCTTTTGTCGCCGTCTATAGTGCGTTGTTGTTGGCGTAGCATATCGGCAGATAATTGAATTTGTGGCAACAATTGAAATGCTCTTAATTCGCCTAATGGCTTCCCTATAATTTTTCTAGCATTTTCAATAAGTTCATTTGCGTTCATTTCTCTTGTGCCTTTAAAAATTTAAAAGTCAAACCAAAAAACTTGTAAACATTGGTGTAACCATTTCTTTCGCTAAACAATGGCTGATGATGCTTTGTTTGTTTGACCCATAAACCATAGCCAAAAAATCTAAACCAAAATCCATGACCAATATTGCAGTAGTAAAAAAGCTTCATTTCTCTTGTGTCTTTCCTCTTTTAATAAAACCACACGCACAACTTGAACATGCTATTGCGTCATGCTTTATCTTCAATGCCTCAATTTCAGATTTAAGTTCATGGTTTTCTTGAACGCATTTACCCAATGCCATTGCAGCTTGCGCCCATTCCGCATTTACTTTATCTATTTCAGCTTGTTGCTGGCGTAGCATGGTTTCATACCTATAGGCATCAATTTGACTGCTGTTTTGTGACTTATAGGTATCAATTTGAGCTTGTTGCTCGCGTATCAAGTCGGTACAACTGTGATACTCACCACAATTAGGGCATGTTTCATTTTCGTTCATTTATATTGTGCCTTTCTTAAATTAGGGGGTTGACTGTGCAGACGGCAGCCAACCAATACCGTTAGCAATCGAGCGAGTTGTCCCACTCCAAACACTGCACTTGCTTTGCTAATCATTTCTCTTGTGCCTTTCTTAGTATTGCTTTGCATAGTCTTAAATATTGATGCTTTAATTCTTCAATTCCATTGATTTCCCAATCAACATCAGCAATACAATCTACATGACCGCCTTCTAAACAAACTTTCCAAATTTCCTCATCTGTTAGGTTTGCTGGATGGGTGTAAAGTGGCTTTTGTCTATCTGACCATTTTTCTTTGGTAACAGTAATTTGCCAATCTGTATCGCCCCAGTTATCAGTATTTAATTCGTCTGTAGTCCAAGCAATTGGCTTATTCATTTCTCTTGTGCCTTTCTTAGTATTGCTAATTCTTTTTCCAATTCAGCTATTTTTATTGCGCTGACATTTAGACTTATTAACAATCTATCGTGTTGTCTTTTCCAATAAGTAGCATTTTTAACTGGTTCGCCACCAGCGTTTAGTTCCTGCGATGTATTGGTGTATGGTGTATGTTTCCAATGGCAAATACATTGTGGCAATACAGAACCAATAGCACCAGTATCTTTAGGTAATCCGCATAATCCGCAGCTCATTTCTATTACACCTTTTTTAGTATTAAATAAACAAAGTAATGTTGTTGTGTAGTAAACCCTTGTTGCATGGCAATACCATCTTCACTTGATTTTGCCCACAATTTGTTTATTTCCTCATCTGTTAGTGTCTTTGCTTTCAACGCCTCATTTTCAGCTTGTTGCTGGCGACATTTATATCTATAACAGCAAGCATTATGTGGGCTATTTATTCCTTCTAATTCATTTGCTTTCATTTCTCTTGTGCCTCATCTAATAAAAATTTAGCAGTCTGTAAACATATCCAAGATTCTTCACCCCAGTGATATTCTCTGCACGGACAACCAACAAAGTTTTCTTTTCCTAAATTACAAAATTGAGTTTTTTCAACCTCAATTAAAAGACCTGTTTTTACGGCTAAATCTTGCAATTCATCTCCATCCCAATTTCCGATGCAATCATCTCCATGAGCTACTATTGGTTTAACAAAAGATTTCAACGCCTCTATTTCAGCTTGTTGCTGGCGTAGCATGGTGGCTGCATCCATAACTAAATCTCTAGTATCTGAATCGCTAATAATTGAAGATTCTAAACAAACCCATAGTTCATCAGCTAGTTCAATTGCATTCATTTTGGAATCCCCAATAATTCAAAAGGATTGAATTTAATTCTGTTATCTTGATATACCCTTGAAATTTCTACTCCATTTTCAATAACAACAGTCATATCATCGTAAACACAAGTTATTTTGTAATTTAATTCATCAGCAAGTTCTAGTGCGTTCATATCATCCCTTTGCGTTTATTACTCTTTGTCCTTTTTGAGTAATTCAACATCATTCAAAATACTTTTAAAGAAATCATTTTCATTTTTGAGTTTATCCATTTCAGCTTTAATAGATTTTCTACCTTCAGCGTATCCGAACATTTTCCCCCGTTCAAAAGCATCTGTAATTGTTTTACTAATCTCTTCTGGTGTTAATCCATTCATAGTACATCCTCCATTTCGAGCATCCGTCCAGAGTCTTTATTGTATAACAATGAAGCACAGTGTGGTGAAGTTAATCCGCTAAAGCGATTCTTTAAGATAGAAACTCTAGTGGTATTGCGTTCAATAGGGTCTTCAGCTTGAGCATTACGAACCAAACCAATCACAATGTCACTAAGCTGAGCAATAGAGCCTGAGCCACGAAGCTGAGATAAAGATGTTGCAGCTCCTTCCTCGTGTCCTTTATTCTCTGGCCTCTTAAGATGTGATACAGCAATTAAACTAATGCCTGTCTCTTGTACCAGCATCCGAAGCTTAGTCATCAACTCATCTATTGACTTTCTTTCATCACCGTTACCTTGAGCACTAACCACCATAGAAATGTGGTCAAGAAAAACATACTTACAATCGGTGGCTTTTGCAAAGTATCTAATACGGTTAATAACATTATCAATGTCAGTAGAACCAAAGTTATCCCAAAAGAATAACCTATCCGTACCCATAGTGACGTCAAACGCATTCTTTAGTTCTCCTTCTGATACCTGTGCATCAGGTAAGTGTAGTGGCTTGTTTAAATGGAGGGACATAATCCCTAGTGCAGTCTTCCGTACAGATTCTTCCATGAACATCAGTCCAATATTGTGGTCTGTTGTTTTAATCAAGTGCCAGAGAATCTCACGCAAGAACTGTGACTTTCCTAGTCCTGAGCCTGCCGTAACGGTAATAAGTTCTGCTGGGCGGATACCGTAGGTAAGCTCGTTGACTCCTGCCCAAGGATAGAGGGCTGACGATTTCTCCACAGGGCGATTAACCTCATCCCATAGCGTAACCCCTGCGATGATTCCATCTGGAGTCCATTGCTCTGCTGCCCACCATCTCTTAACGTATTCGGCAGTATTGCCTCCTTTAAGGTAGTCACACGCATCTTTAAAACTCCCTAAATGTTTAACAATCTTGCACTTGTTGCCTAATATTTCAGCAACTTCATTCGCTGCTTTCTGGCCTGGCTCATCAGCATCAAAACAGATATAGATTTCTTCGAAGGAGGATAACCATTCATAAGCCTGTTTAACGTCTTTTAAAGCAGCTTGAGCACCGTTACGGATAGAGACGTTAGGGTACTTACTACCTGACATCTGAAAGCCTGCTAGAGCGTCTAATTCACCTTCGTGTAGAGTTACAGTCTTACCACCTTTAGGGAATACATTTTGACCAAACAAGGTAGCACCTTTCCAGTCACCAGCAATAGCAAAGGTTTTGTTTTCAACTGTGCGAGTTTTTAAGGCGATGATAGCCCCTTCTTCATTCGCATAGGGATAGTGCTGACACGTACCATCTTGGGTGACACCGTAGGTCTGACAAGTAGCCGTAGTGATTCCCCTGTCAGAGATAGACTTAACTTCACCTTTAACTTCAATCATCGATTTCTTCCTCGCTGGTGTTGCTGTGAACTCTGAATCTGCGTGGACGTGGTGACCACAAGCAAAGCAGTGTTGGTGTCCATCGTCAAAGAGTGAATTAGCATCTGAGCTACCACACTTCTCACAAGGAATATGTTTTAAAAATACTGACATAAAGAACTTTCTCGGTGTATAATTTTCTAAAGAGCCTTATAAGTCTTACAAGCTATGAACTCTCAAAGTTTAAAAGACTTACAAGATTCTTTAAGACTTATTACAAATATAACTATTACTATTAAGAGTATTATCATCTTAGTACTCATCATCTGAGTAGTCATCTAGATAGATATCTAAGTCATCAACATCTTCACTGCTTAGTAAATCTACTCTGTCTTTGTACATAATATCATCTTTTACTGACTTCAAACATCTCAAACAAATATCTAAGTAATCGTTAGTGTTCACTGACTTAAGGGTACTTTCATAGTCAGTCAGTAATGTGTCACAGCAATAGCATCTCATGCTAACTCCCAATAGGGTTTAAATCGATTTAAAGGGGCTTTAGAGCCTTGTTCTACTACTGGGTGATACCTATGCCTCATCTTCATCTTTAAAGCCTCCTAGAGCTTCTCCTGAAACATTGTCACAATCCCAAACTACATACTCACAATCCATTTCTTCAGGGGCGTAAGTGCTTGCTCTGTCAGATTCAGGCATCGTCATCAAGGAAAGAGTCTCTTGAATCAGATTGTGTTGTATAATATACTTCATAGTAATCTCTAAATGCCTTTGCTAGTTTACGCCATGTGGGAAGGTTAGTTTCTCCTACTTCACCCTCGTATAATGCTGGAGCAATCTCTCCCTTGTTTAATATTGCAATCAATTCTGCATCAGTCATAATAATTCTCCGTTATCTAAAAATTCATCCAGTTTAGTATGTAGCCATTCTCTATTCATCTCTCCAGTAGTTTTACCATTAACTGTTTTAAGTTGTCCGTTAAGCCAATCATTAAATACTTCTTTTTTCTTTATAAATAAACAATCAGCTTCTTTAGGAGCAGAAACAGTTATACCTACTTCTCCTTTATACATACCTGCGATAGAGTCTTTAGTAATACTTTTATCATAATAAGCAACTCCAGCATTGAACCCTTCAGAATACTCTTTAGTTTTCCATCCTAGTCCATCTTCTCTGGTATCAGTCATAATAATGTTCTCTTAATATACCTCTGTTAATAAAAATCTTTCTTAACTTCATTAAAGCTCTTTTCTCAATTTCCCATACCGCCTGAAATGAAATACCCATCTCATCTGCTATTTCTTGGTAAGTATAAATCTCAGTCATCTTAAATACAATCCACGTCAAAGCCTAAAGCTAGTAATCTTTTACGCATCTTCATCAAGGCTTGCTTTTCAATAAACATGACCCCTGCGTGCGTAATGCCTAGTTCTTTTGCTATCTCTTGGTATGTCATCTTATTCTCCCATCCCTTTACAGTAACGAAGTAAACTAATTACGGTATCAATGCACGAAGTCACCGCAAAGATAATTAAAAGCATTTCTTCCTTGTCCATTGTATCACGCACCGCAGTAGTAGTCTTTTTTCATGTCTTCCTCAATGGCTTTATCTAGCATATCACCATCAAGCCATTCAAAGCTAGACATATTACCATTACATAGCACAACTGCGGGAGCCATAGCGTCATGTGGTGCGTGACAGGCACTATTGCGTAGATGACGATACATTTCAGCATGCTTAAAGTTTTCCTTGTTATCCATCATATAAGACAACAACGAAGCTCTATTATCTTCTTGGACTTCTAAGGCATCGCATAGCTGATTGATGAGGTTAGCTGTTACAACATAGTCATCATTCAATGCGTAAGCCCTAGCCTTGCGTATGAGGTTCTCAGTCATCATTTATATCTGCCTCCATTGTTGTTGCTAAATGTTCTGCAATATCTTGTAAGCCTAATTGAGCACCATAATAATAATTAAACACTGAAAATTCACTAGCATTAGCAGAAGGGCAAATGGTAAGCAAGTAATCATAAATTTCTTTTTTTAGCAACGCCTGAGTCTGTTCTTTATGATATTGCTCATAAGATTTAATTTTAGATTCATCAATTTTAATCTCACCTTCGAGTACTATTTCAAATCCAAAACCTTTACGCTTAATCTTTATTTTCTTCATTTTACTTTCTCCGATTGCTTAAACATATTTAATACATCAAGGATAACTACACCCTCGCCCCTGACCTTCATTTGCTTGACAATATCTACCAAGTCAAAGTGATACTCTGCTTCCTCCCATGCGTAACGGGCTTCCTCGCTGGTCATCTCTTGTAAGTTATTCATAATGGATTATCCTCATAGTATTTTCTAGCAATGAACAAAGCTGTATTGTACCAGTAAGCATTAACACGGTGAACAATGTCTAAAGGTGCATGGCTTGGTGTTGGGTAATCCATTTCATCGTAACCGCATTCGCTTAAGCCTTCGCCCCAATGCGTAGCAGGATTACAACTAGCTTGCAATAATTCTTGTGCATAGCTCTCTATCGCTTCTTCTTCAATCTCAGCGTCAGCGTAAGTGTCATCTGGTTCGTAGTATCTATTACCGTATAAACTCATTTTAAGCCTCGTCTATGTTATCTAAATCAATTATAAGGTGTAAGCCATTTACTTCGATTGTACAACCACTTGCTGAGTATTTAGCACCATTAGAAAAGATGTGGGTAAGTGTAGTCTCTGGAAAATTCTCATCAAGCCATTCTATGAGTAAGTCCTTAGTGTTAAAAAATATATCGTGTTTCATTGTTTAGCCTCTTGTTGTTTATTTGAAAAGTAGCACACTATTGCAATTATAACTAAGAACAACGCCCATAAAGGATACTCACCAGCCAACCAAATAGCACCAACGAACAACGCTAAGATAAATAGAAAAGCTCCTACTTGAATAATAAATGGTAAACATACCAAGAACAACAGAGCCAATAAGATACCGCCTGCAATCTCAATCATGGTAAAACCTCCAATAGTTCGTAAGCTAAAAGACTCTCGCCAGTTTCTAAGGCTTGTTCGATAATTTCATAGATGAAATCACTATGCTTAATGGAATCATCTTTCAATTCTATGTCTAGGATTATTTTGAATGTTTTCATAATTAAATTCCCTCGATAAGTTGTAATCTTCTGCCTTTATGAGATGTAAACCTTTTAAGCATCTCACAAGCCTTATCATGTGCCATTGCATACTTAGTCATAAATACGCTATTGCCTGTTTTTTCGTTAATTGCTACAATGTGGTAAGTTTTCATGTTAAGCCTCTTCACTTTCTCTTTGCATTGCTTCATTTTCAATATAGTGTTTAGCAATCTCAGTCCAATTAACTTCACGCATAGAAGCGTTCAATACATCAGAATAGAAACTTGCTGGTAATTCTGGCTGATTCTCTTCAAAAATGTCACGAATACGCTCACCAAGGATATAAGCCATTTTGTCGTGGTCTTCATAACTGCTGAATAAATCACAAGCAATCATTGCACATTGCTCAGATAACTGCCATTCGTTATCAATCCACAGATTAGCGTTCCAAGTTTCGTAGTTAGACCAGCCGTTATATGTATTATTCATTTTGTTTAATCTTTTAATTTAGTTTATGTTTAATTCTTAAAGAATGTGTAAGTTAGTTAACTGCCATACTGCCAAGCATACTGCAAATACTGCAACGGTAATGATAAGGGCTTTTAAGTTAGTCATGCTTATTTACCCTCATTTGCTTTATTGGATAATTCTCTTAATTGGGATAATGCTGTATTTCTGTAAACTGTTAAGCATACACGCCTAGCCATTACTAAATCATTAGTAGTATATAAACCTGAAGAGTTACTTCCTAAGTATTTACTGTAATCCACAATATTAGGCAAGCCCTCAGACGCTTTTGCTACCAAGTCAGAATGGGTGATTATAGTCATGATGTTTTATTCCTTGTTTGTTTGTATAACTCTAATTTATTAGGATTGTAAGGGCTTGTCTATTAGGACAAACCCTAGGTTTTACAATTAAAACCATTGTTTTTTGTTTAAAATGTAACCTACTAAGAAAGAAGCTACCAAGGCTACTACATAAGAAAGTGTAAGTGTTAACATTTTATTTCCTTTTGGTTTGTTGTTGTTTGCTGCTATAACTACAATTTAGTCCTTATTTCAAGTAAAAACTATTAGGACAAACCCTTAGTTGCAAACAAACAACAGAAGGGAATTAACGGAGATAACTGGGCAGATAACGGGGGAGGAATACAGATGGATAACTATATAACTAATAGTCATACTGAATAGGTAAAACCTTATCAATAGTGATATAGGTATGAATGGGGTCAGGAGCTTGTAAGTCTTTGATTAGTAATGCTAGGTTATAACTCATCAATAAAACAGATAGATTTCTCCTTAGTTATCAACTATTTAGATAAGCCTTAGCAGGTGAGCAGACATAGCCCTAGGGAGTGGCTGGGGAGATTCCCTTGGGAGTTCTAGGGCGTGGGAGGGTCAAAAAGAATTACTCTAAAGTTTTTATTACGCTATTTGTGACGCTGCTATAGTTTTTAAAACAGGGGGTAGTCTCTCAGGAGAACCCTGAAAGTAAAGCTAAGAAGATGTGCTCGTAGCCCGATGCAGAGCTATGAAGTGCCCTCTTAGCCCTTCATAGATAAAACTTCATGTAGTACTATATATCTTTAAAGATGCTTTTACAGCAAAGCTCTTCTTAGTAATAACAACATTTATAGTTATCCTTGTAGCAAAGACACTTGTAAGCCCTTACTTGAAAGATGTATAAGGCTCCTTAACCCCTATGTAGTCTATTATACCAATAGTTTTCTCTTTTGTCAATACTTTAACAATATTTATTTTTATGTCATCTTTAAAGTGAGCCGTATTAATGTCTTTTACGGCTCATAGCTATTTATAAAATAAAGCTTGACAAATAAAATATCTTATGTTATAATGGCCCCATTAAGTAAAGGATTGTCTTAAAATGACACGTAGAAAGAAAAGAGATTTAAAAGCTGAAGGTAAATGGTGGTCTGAAAGTCAAAAGCTCGAAGCTGCAACTACGTTCTTAGCTTTAGGGAATGGTGCTCAGACGGCTGCTGTCTTAGACATACCATTAGCTACCTTTAACCGTTGGCGTTACGCTGACTGGTTTAAGAAAATGGTTGAAGACCTTAAAGCTGAAGATAACCTGAAGTTAAATGCTCGTCTTAGTAAGCTTGTCAGCAAGGCTTTGGATGTCACTGAAGATAGGTTGACTAATGGTAATTACCAATATGACCCTAAGACATCTGAACTTATCCGTGTCCCTGTCAGCATCAAAGATGCTTCTAAGGTTGCTAACGACATGATGGCTCGCAAGGACATCATTGAAGACAAGCCAATGCAGGAACAGATTGAACGTACCGTCGACGATAGACTCGCTAAGCTTGCAGAGCAATTTAGAACCTTTGCTAAGCCAAAGGAAAAAGACATCACTCCTCAACCTTTGGTAATTGATAATGCCTCGTAAAGTTCGTGACTACAAAAAAGAATATGCTGACTACCACGGTACAGCAGAACAAAAGAAAAACAGAGCTGCTCGCAATACCGCAAGAGCTACAATGGCTTCAGCAGGTAAAGTCTCTAAAGGTGACGGTAAAGAAGTAGACCATAAGAAACCTTTAAGCAAAGGCGGTAGCACAGCAAAGAGTAACCTACGTGTAGTGAGTAAAGCCACTAACCGTAAAAAGGGTAACAAGTAATCAGTGGAACTCACTAGCGAAGTCATAGAGGGTTTTAGTAATGCCTGCCTGGTCAAGAACTTTGACTCAGCTACGCAGACCCCTGAGTTCCATAGAGAGCTTTGGGAGCTATGTTGTAGCAAAGACAAGTTCGTAGCTATTGCTGCCCCTCGAGGCCACGGGAAGTCTACTGCTGTTACTTATACTTATTGTCTTGCTGAAGTGCTGTTTCGTAGGTCTAAGTATGTCTTGATTGTCTCAGACAGCTTTTCACAAGCTGGGCTGTTCTTAGGTGACATCATCAAAGAACTTAGGGATAATGACGATATACATGGTTTATTTGGCAACATTGAGTTGACAAAACAAACAGAAGATGATATAATAGGTAAATTCGAAGACGGACACACATTCCGTATTCAGGCTAAAGGTTCTGAACAAAAGCTTCGTGGTTTAAAGTGGTTGAATAAACGTCCAGACTTAATTATCTGTGATGATATGGAATCTGATGAACAGGTTCTTAATAAGGATAGAAGAGAGAAGTTAAGACGTTGGTTTTACTCTGCTCTTATCCCTGCCCTGTCAGTTACAGGCAAGATTCGCATAGTTGGTACTATTTTGCACTTAGATTCCCTTCTTGAAAGGTTGATGCCTGAGTCCCAATTAGCATCACTAGGTACTAAAGCTTTAAAGAACTTAATTACTGAAGATTTAAGACAGTATACGAATTACAAGACTTCTTGGTTATCCATTAAGTACAGAGCACACTCTGATGACTTTAAATACATCTTGTGGCCTGACAGATGGAACAAGAAAGCTTTAGAAGAGCGTAAAGCTCAATACGTCGCACAAGGTTTAGCAGACGTATATTCTCAAGAGATGTTGAACGTTCCTCTTGATGATGCTAACGGATTCTTTAAAAAGAGTGATTTTGCACCACTTAAAGAAGAAGATAGAAAAAAGAATTTAAATTACTACATTGCTTGTGACTTAGCTATTAGTCAACGACAACATAGTGATTACAGTGTTTTTGCTGTGGCAGGGATGGACGAGAATCAGCACTTGCAGTGTGTGAACATCGTTCGTGACCGAATGGATGCGATGCAGATTGTAGAAACTATCCTTGCCCTCCAGCGAACTTACAACCCTGAATTGTTTGGAATCGAGGCAGGTACAATCCAGAAGTCTATAGGACCATACCTTAACGAAGCAATGATGAAGCAGGACACTTTTATTAACCTGGTGTTACTCAAGCCTTCAGGTGATAAGTTGAGTCGTGCAAGGTCAATGCAAGCTCGTATGAGAGCAGGAGCCGTGAAGTTTGACAGTTCTGCTGATTGGTATCAAACATTTGAAGATGAGCTGTTGCGGTTCCCGAGAGATAGACACGATGACCAGGTTGATGCTTGGGCCTACATTGGGTTACTCTTGAACCAGATGCAAGTAGCTGCAACTCAAAGTGAAGTCGACGAAGAAGAATTTAGGGTTGCCTTACACGAAGCAGGATACGATTTAACAGGACGAAATCAAGTGACTGGATATTAGTTTGAAGACTTGTACTAAATGTAAAAACATGTTAGAATTAAGTTCTTTTCCTAAAAACTCTAGAACAAAGTCTGGCTACAGGTCACGTTGTATTTCTTGCAAAGCAGCAGAAGACAAAGAGTGGGCTATTAATAATCGCACTAAAGTAAATGCTAAAAACCGTGCGTGGGATAAAAGAAACAGAGGCGTTAAAAACGCTTTAACTTATAAGTACAGAGCTACACAATTAAATGCAACCCCTAGTTGGGCTAATTTAACAGCTATACAAGCTAAGTATCAGTTAGCTGTAATGTTTAATAAATATACAGAAGATACTTGGCATGTTGACCACATTGTTCCGTTACAAGGTAAAAATGTTTGTGGTCTCCACGTTGAATACAACTTGCGAGTTATTCCTGCTAAAGAAAACCTTTCCAAGGGTAATAAATTTTGAAACTAAATACTGAACTTAACCTAGACGAGATTGTCTCCCTTCCAAACATCGCTGAGATATTGGATGCAGATACTCTCAATACGATTAGCTATAACGTCTACAAGGGATTCCAGGCTGACTTGGAGTCTCGTTCTGCTTGGGAAAAACGTACTGAAGAAGCTATGAAGCTTGCTTTGCAAGTTGCTGAAGCTAAGTCTTTCCCTTGGCCTGGAGCTTCAAATGTCAAATTTCCACTTATCACTATTGCTGCTTTGCAGTTTCATGCTCGCAGTTATCCTGTACTTATCAATGGGGAAACCCCTGTTCAGTGTCGTGTAATTGGAGACGACCCTACAGGTGCTAAAGATGCACGTGCCCATCGTGTAAGTCAATTTATGTCCTACCAGATTCTTGAACAAGATACTACTTGGGAATCTGAGATGGATAGAGTTCTTATTTCTCAGCCTATCGTTGGGTGTGCTTTTAAAAAATCTTACTTTGACCCTATTTGTAAGTACAACATCTCTGAGCATATCCTTGCTAAAGACTTTGTTGTCAACTACTGGACTAAGCATTTAGATACGTCCCCACGTATTACTCAAATTCAATACCTTTCTAAAAACGACATCTATGAGCGTGTAGCTCGTGGTTTGTGGTGCGAAATGACTGAAGCTGGCCCTGCTGCTGTTCCTCAGTCAAACATGACTTTGGCTCAGAACAAAGCACAAGGCATGTCTGCCCCTGACTCAGTAGATGACTCTACCCCTTACGAGATTCTTGAACAGCATACCTTCATTGACTTTGATGGAGATGGTTATGCTGAGCCGTACATCATCTGGATGCGTCGTGATACCAAACAAGTGCTGCGTATTGTAGCCCGTTACTTTGAAACTTCTATTGAAAGAGACAATAAAGGCAATGTTCTTTCCATCAAAGCAGAAACATACTTTACTAAATTCCCTTTCATTCCCTCACCTGATGGTGGCTTTTATGACCTCGGTTTCGGAAGTCTTCTTGGACCACTTAATCAGAGTATCGATACCCTTCTCAACCAGCTTATTGACACAGGCACAATGGCCAATACAGCAGGTGGTTTCTTGTCCCGTGGTATCAAGCTCCGAGGTGGAAACTACAACTTCGCACCTTTAGAGTGGAAACATGTCGATACAACTGGTGATGACCTCCGTAAAGGTATCATGCCTCTCCCAGTGCGTGAGCCTTCTCAAGTTCTGTTTACTTTGCTCAGTATGCTTATTAATTACGGTGAGCGTATTGGTGGTTCTGTTGACATTTTGTCAGGCCAGAATCCAGGTCAGAATACTGCTGCTGAAACTACAAGGACGATGGCTGAACAGGGAATGAAGATTTTCTCTGGTATCTTTAAACGTACCTACCGTAGTCTTAAAGATGAGTTCCGTAAGTTGTATCGTTTGAATCAACTGTACCTTCAAGGTATTGAAGATTACAACAGCGATCAAGGTCAAAACTTCATCGACGCTGACGACTTCTCAGGTCCTGTATCTGACGTACGCCCTGCAGCAGACCCTAACATTGTTTCTGATACACAACGTATTCAACAAGCTCAAGCAGTGCTTCAATTAGCTTCTACCACTCCTGGCATGAGTATGTACGAAGCTCAGAAGACGTACCTCAAAGCAATGAAGGTAAATAACATCGACCAACTTCTTCCAGACCCTAAAGGACCTAACGCTATTAAGCCAGGACCATCTGAGAAGGTACAAATCGAAATGATGAAGCAACAAGCTAAACAAGCTGACATGCAAATGCAGTTTAAGCTTGGAATGATGAAGATGATGAAAGACGTTGAAATCAATCAAGCTAAGATTCACAAGTTAGAAGCTGATGCTATCCTTGCTGTAGAGCAAGCTGGTGGTATTAGACACGGTCAAGATATTGCAATGCTAGATGCTCAAATCGGAGCAGCTAAAGCTAAGAATGAAGGAATTCAAACTGCTCTCAAAACTATGATGGACCTTGAGAAGCACATGAATGAAATGTCTCAACCTGCACCAGCAGAGGGAGAAGCAGCACCAGAATAGGTTTAACAAGGAGGAAGTAATGGCAATAGTAGTAACAGAGCAGGAATTTAATGAATGGAAAGCTAGTCGTGTAACTCAAGCCTTTATGAAGGCAATACACAATGACAGAGAGTGGCTTAAAGAGATGTTGTTAGCAGGAACCGAAGATGATGCGAGTATCAGAGGACGAGCAGCAGCATGTACAGCAATTCTAGCTTTAGATTATAACGAGTTGATGAATTCAGTAACGGAGAAAAAGGATGTCTAATGCGACAGGTATCACCCCTATCTTTGACAGGGTTCTTATTCAGCCTTTAGTAGTAGAGAATAAGACAGCTAGTGGAATTATTGTATCTTCAGATGAGACCAGTGAACGTGAACAACTTGCAAACACTACAGGCATGATTATTGCTTTAGGTGAAGAAGTCCCAGCAGACATTGTATCGCCAGGGATGAAGGTAGCTTTCGCTAAATACGCTGGTTTGATGTACAAAGGTAAAAACGGCAAAGACTATCGCATGATTAATTATGCAGACCTCGTAGCCAAGTTAGACGACGATATGGGCTTAGTTGACCCACATTTGCTTCGTGGTATTAATTAATGGCTCAAACTTTAGAACAAAAACGTGTATGGGGTAAAAAAGACTACCACATGAATCGTTCTAAAAATTGGACGTTAAAAGACCATTTAAAGCATTTAATATGGCAATACAAGACCAGAAAAGAATTAACGTATGAGATGTTATTAGAAATCTATGAAGAGCAAGAAGGTAAATGTGCTTTAACAGGAATAAAACTTACTTACATTAGAGGACAAGGAAAAGTTAAAACAAACATTTCTATTGACCGTATTGAAGCAGGTGGTCCTTATGTTAGAGAAAACATACAACTAGTATGCTCTATTGTAAATAGAATGAAATCTAATATGTCAGACGATGAGCTTAGATGGTGGTGTAAAGCAATTAGTAAACATGGAAAATAAGGGATTAAATAATGAGCGAAGAACTACAACAAGAAGCACCACAGGAAGCTCCAGAAGCCTCTCAGTTCGAGTCCGAAGCACGGGCACAGGGTTGGGTAGCAGCAGAAGAGTTTCGTGGCTCTGAGACTGATTGGGTTGATGCTGAGACGTTTGTACGTCGTGGCAAAGAAATTATGCCAATCCTTCGTAAGAATAATGAGAAATTGCTTAAAGAATTAGGTGAAGCCAAAAAGATTGCTGAAGAAGCACGGGAAGCTGCTAAAGAGTTTCGTGAATACCAGAAGCAACAGTTTGAGCGAAAGACCAAAGACTTGGAAGGTCAATTAGAACAACTAAAGCAAGCTAAGCGTGATGCAATCACTCAAGGCGATGGCGATAGAGCAATAGCGATTGATGATGCAATGGACGACTTGAAAGAGCAACGTCTAGAAGCTAAACAAGACTTAAAAGATGCTGAAGATAAAGCTAAAGAAGTTCCTCAAGTTACTCAAGACCCTATTTTAAATAACTGGGTTGAGAAGAATGACTGGTTTGGTAAAGATACAAGAATGACTGGTGTTGCTAATGGTTTAGGTGTTGAACTCCGTCGTGAGAACCCTAACCTTAATGGACAAGCCTTCTTGGATAAACTAGACGAAGAGCTTACAGCGATGTTCCCAGAGAAGTTTGGTAAGAAGCGTGTACAGAATCCAATGGAAGGCTCCTCTAACGGGACAGCTAGACCATCTACAGGTTCTGGCAAGAAATCTTACAACGCTTTACCTGCGGAAGCTAAAGCAGCTTGTGATAAATTTGTTAAGCAAGGTCTGATGACTAAAGAGCAGTATGTCGCAGAATACGATTGGGAATAAGGGAGAATAGAACATGACTGAAATTAAAAAAGAAGTAAAAGCTGCTGTAGAGTCTACTAAGGTAGAGCGTCCTCGTGAACGTAAAAAAGGCGTATTCAATGGGACTCAAGGCAAGCTGCAGGTAGGGAAACAGATTGAGGGTTTCCACATGCACATTTTCAACGACACTCCTGGGCGCATCCAGAATGCTACTGAAAACGGTTATGAGTTTGTTCACCCAAGTGAGATAGATGGGGTTACAGAGAACGTTACTTCTCGTAATCTTGATTTAGGAGATAAGGTTAGATTCTTAGTAGGTGCTGGAGAGAAGGGCGAACCAATGTACGCTTATTTGATGAAAATCAAACAAGAATGGTTTGACGAAGACCAAAAGCAATTACAAGAACGTAACGATAAAACAGATGCGGCTATTAGACAAGGTAAGACACCTGGTGTTGATTCCTCTGGTTTCTATAATGCTGGCATCAAATATTAAACTTTCTAATTAAGGAAAAAAAATGGCAAACGTAAATGCCGTATCAGGATTGTCGCCAGTAGGCACAGTTACTGGTGCACCTTTTAACGAGCAAGGCGTTCTTTACGCTATTGCTAACACTGCTTCTTACACTTTTGCTATTGGCGATATCGTAAAATCTGCTGTTGGTAATGACGCAAATGGCGTAGCTCTTGTAACTAAAGCTGCTGCAACTGACGTTCCTTTGGGCGTTATTGTATCTATTCGTGTAGCTAATCCAGGCGTAAGCTTGCAAGGCACAAACATTAACTTAGGTCAGCTCTGGATTGGTTTATCTTCTGGTTCTTACACTTATGTTTATGTTGTAACAGACCCTAACGTTATTTTCCAAGTACAAGCTAACGCTTCTGCTGATACTAAAGTTGGTTCTACTGCTGTTCCAACGATTACTGCTGACCAAACTTCAACTTTGTCACAGTCTTCACCTTTCTCAGCTACTTATGTAACTGCTGATAGTTCAGCTACCGCAGCTTCCATGTTCCAAGTTGTAGGTCTCTACCAAGAGCCAAACAACGTTCCTGGTGCATATAACAACGTATTGGTTGTGTTTAATAAGCACCAATACAAACAAGCCTTCGGTGCTTAATTAATAGGAGATATATAAAATGGCTGGTGTAATTACAACTGGTACTCACCCAAAGGCCCTATGGCCTGGTATTAAAGCATGGTGGGGTCAAACTTACGACGAACATCCTGAAGAGTACATCCACTTGTTCGACAAAGATACTTCACATCAAAACTACGAGGAAGACGTTCAGTTAACTGGATTCG